CGTTTAATTATTAACATGCCACCACGGCATACAAAATCTGAGTTCGCATCTTATCTTTTCCCAGCTTGGTTAATTGGAAGAAATCCAAAATTAAAAATTATGCAAGTAACTCACAACGCAGAACTTGCACAACGATTTGGTCGTAAGGTTAGAAACTTAGTTGATAGTAAAGAATACAAAGCTATCTTTGGTGATGTAAAATTAAAAGAAGATTCTAAAGCTGCAGGTCGTTGGGAGACTAACCACGGGGGAGAATATTTTGCAGCGGGTGTAGATGGTTCCATCACAGGCCGAGGTGCAGATTTATTAATTATAGATGATCCGCACACTGAACAAGCTTTGTTATCTGATACAAGTTTTGAAAAAACTTATGACTGGTACCTATCCGGTCCCCGACAACGTTTACAACCAGGTGGTTCCATCGTCATAGTAATGACGCGGTGGTCACAAAATGATTTAACTTCTAAACTAATTAAAGCACAAACAGAACCGAAAGCCGATCAATGGAGAGTGGTAGAGTTCCCAGCGATATTAAAATCTGGTCAGCCAGTATGGCCTGAGTATTGGTCATTGGAAGATTTGTTAAAAACAAAAGCCAGTATCTCTCCAATAAATTGGAATGCACAATATATGCAAAACCCTACTGCAGAAGAAGGTGCAATTATAAAAAGAGATTGGTGGCGACCGTGGACAAAAAGGGAAATACCTAATCTACAACATGTAATACAAAGTTATGATACTGCATTTAGTGCAAAAGAATCTGCAGACTTTTCTGCAATTACAACGTGGGGAATATTTTATCCTAACGAAGGTTATGGGTCAGCGATCATCTTGCTTGATGCTTTGAAAGAACGATTAGAGTTCCCAGAATTAAAACAAATCGCTTTACAGCAATATAAATATTGGGAACCAGAAACAGTAATCATTGAAGCAAAAGCTTCGGGACAACCTTTAATACAAGAACTTCGTAGACTTGGTATACCAGTAATAGATTTTCAACCAGCACGAGGAAGAGATAAACATAGCAGAGTGAACGCGGTAGCCCCGTTATTTGCATCAGGTGCTGTGTGGTATCCAGAAGATGAAAACTTTGCAATTGAAGTTATTGAAGAATGTGCAGCCTTTCCTTTTGGAGAAAATGACGACCTTGTAGATTCTATGACACAAGCGCTTTTACGTTATAGACAAGGGGGTTTTGTAACAACTCCGTCAGATTATCAAGATGAGCCTGTAGTTCATAAAGAACACAAGTTCTATGATTGATTTATAGGTATATACAGCATATAGTGGTCTAAACGTTTTTAAGGAGAAAATCATGGCAAGTAAAAAATTAAAAAGAGCTGCTAAAGTAGCTGCTGGAATAAGCGCTGCTTATTTAGCATCACAAGCATTAAAAAAACCAAAAGCAAAACCTTTTTCAGTAGTAAGAAGAAAAGGTGATACATTCGGAGCAGATACTGCTCAAGCTTACGAGGCAAGTAAACCTAAAGATACATTTGCATCTGACACACCAACAGGATATCAATTTGGAGTTACTGATGCTCCTATAGATGGATCTGAATATATGATGGATTCAAATCAAGGTTTTGGTCCAATGGCTAAAGATGGAAAATTTATCAAAAAGAAAATGCTTGGTGGTGGATCAGTAGTTGCAAGAGGAAATAAATTAGCAAGAAGTAAGCCAACTAAATTATTCTAATGTCTGGTTCAGGTGTTATCACCCAACAACTAGGTCTAGTTTCTCAAAAACTAGGCAAAGATGTTGATACAATTTATGAAGATACTTTTGGTAGTTTTTCTATGCCAAGAGAAAAACTTACTAAAGGTATTGCAGGAGCTGAATTAAAAAATGGTGGTCTTGTTCGAGGATATGGTGTAGCAATTAAAGGTAAGAAAAAAATTAGAGTTTTATAATGGCTATTGAAAAAGATAATCAACCGACAGAGGATACTCTGCCTGAGACAGAAGCAACTGTTGAGTTGCCTGGCGAAGAAGGTGGGGAAGCCATTGTTGCTATCAATCAAGATGGTACTACACAATTAAATCCAGAAGCAGAACCTGAAGAAGATTTTTATTCTAACCTTGCAGAAAAAATTGATGAACGAGTTTTAATGAAACTTGGTACTGAACTTGTACAGATGTACAAATCAGACAGAGAAAGTAGACAAGATTGGGAAGATCAATATGTTAAAGGTTTAGAATTTTTAACAACAAATTACACAGCAGTTACAAAACCATTTCAAGGAGCATCGACCGTCACACATCCACTATTATCTGAAGCAGTAACACAATTTCAAGCACAAGCATTTAAAGAATTACTTCCATCTGAAGGACCCGTGCGAACTCAAATTATTGGTGTAGAAGATCCAATGAGAGTTCAACAAGCACAACGAGTAAAAGATTTTATGAACTTTGAATTAATGGAAAGAATGGAAGAATATGTTTCAGATTTTGATGCATTACTTTACCATTTACCATTAGCTGGATCTGCATTTAAAAAAGTTTATTACGATGCAATAAATGAAAGAGCAGTTGCTAAATTTATTAGAGCTGAAGATTTAGTTGTTCCTTATTTTGCTAATGACTTAATGGAAGCAGAACGTATTACGCATATATTAAATTTAACAGAGAATGAATTAATTAAACGTCAAACATCTGGTTTTTATAGAGATGTAGATTTACAACCAAACGATAACCCACAAAATACAATCGATAAAAAATACTCTGAGTTATCGGGCGCGAAGCCGAGTTATGGTAAAGATAAATTATTTAGAATTTTAGAAATGCATGTTGATTTAGATTTAGATCAATATCAATTTGATGATAATAAAACTGAAAAGAAAGTAAAAATTCCATATATCGTAACTGTAGATGAATTAAGTGGAGAAGTTTTATCTATCTATAGAAATTATAGACAAGGCGATGAAGCAGTAAAAAGAATTGAATACTTTGTACAATATAAATTTTTACCAGGATTAGGATTTTATGGTTTTGGTTTAGTTCATATGATTGGTGGATTAACTAAAGCTGCAACAAATGCATTAAGACAACTACTAGATGCAGGTACATTAGCTAATTTACCAGCAGGATTTAAGTCTAGGGGTATGCGTGTAAGAGATGATGACCAACCTTTTACACCAGGAGAGTTTAGAGATGTAGATGCACCTGGTGGAAATATACGAGATCAATTTCAAATTTTACCTTTTAAAGAGCCAAGTCCAACTTTATTTCAATTAATGGGCTTTTGCGTTGAAGCTGGACAACGTTTTGCAGCGATCAGCGACCCTCAAGTAGGGGATATGAATGCACAAGCACCTGTTGGCACGACAATTGCACTACTTGAAAGAGGTTCTAGAGTAATGTCAGCTGTTCAAAAGCGATGTTACAATGCAATGAGAAAAGAATTTAAGTTACTAGCTAGAATTTTTGCTGATTATTTACCTCCAGAATATCCTTATGATGTTTATGGTGGTGAAAGAACTGTAAAAGCAGCAGATTTTGATGACAGGGTTGATGTTTTACCAGTTGCAGATCCAAATATTTTCTCAATGTCACAAAGAGTGACCCTTGCACAGACACAATTACAGATTGCTCAGACAAATCCAGCGATGCACAACATGCATGAAGTCTATAGACGTATCTATGATTCGCTTGGAACTAAAAATATTGATCAAATTTTGATTCCAGAAGACTATATTCAAGCTCCAATGGATCCAGCACAAGAAAACATGCGTTCAATGGACTTAAAAAACCTTAGAGCCTTCCAAGGACAAGATCACGATGCCCACATTGCAGTGCACATGGCATTTATGAGAACAAGAATGGTGCAAATTAACCCTGCAGTGTACACAATTTTACAAAGACACATAACAGAACACATTTCTTACAAGGCAAGAACAGTTGTTAACATGCAAATATCACAAAATGCTCAAATGATTGCGATGCAAGGTCAAAATCCACAAGAATTTGCATTACAAGTTGAGGCATTAATTGCTCAAGCAGAGGCACAACTAACTGAACAAGCTGTTCAAGTTGAAGAAGCCTATGTTGCTTCAAGAAAAGATCCTTTAGTGTTGCTGAAACAGAGAGAATTAGATATTAAAGCATTAGAGATTCAACAGAAATCACAAGAGACAGCTTT